GATGTCGAAGCACACCTATGGGAATTGCATCGCACTTATCAGGTGCAAGAGTTCGCCTTTGACCCAGCGTATTTTATGCGAAGCGCAGAAGCGTTAAGCGATGACGGGCTACCAATGGTGGAGTTCGGGCAATCAGCAGCACGAATGATTCCAGCCTGCGGTAACGCCTACGAGATGATCGTAAACAAGAAAGTGGCGCACGATGGCTCACCAACTTTCACAGATCAAGTTCTCTCAGCAGCACAACGAATGACTGACACAGGCTGGCGATTAAGCAAAGGCAAAAGCAAGAGAAAGATTGACGCTTGTATTGCTATGGTTATGGCATTAGATCGTGCAACAACTAGAGCAACAGCAGTAATCGAACCAGCAGTATTGGACATTTGGAAATGATAAACAAAGAAACAATCACGACAGCGATGGAAATTGTTGGCGGTGTTTTAATCGTGTTAGGTATCTCGGCGTTTAGTTTGCCGATTAGTGTTATTGTTGCTGGAGTTCTTTTGATTGTTGCTGGAGGTCTAGCAGTATGAGTTTGTTTCGCAGGTCTGAACAGCGAGCCTTGCCGACCAATATAGACCCCTACCAAATAACTGCACGACCTTTTTACAACAATTATTCAGGCGAGATAGTTACCGAAATGACTGCGTTCGCTCATAGTGCTGTGTTGTCTGCTGTAACTATTTTGGCTGACTCTATCGCTGCGATGCCTCTCGAATTGACTCGCACTCGTGCAGGTCGCATAGAGAAACTTCCTACGCCTTCGGTGTTGCAACGCCCGAACGATAGACAGAACATGTTTGAGTTCGTTCACCAAACAATGGCAACTCTCGCTTTGCACGGCAACGCCTACATCTATGCACCGAAAGGTGCTAACGGTTTGCCTGTAGAGATGCGGAACATTCACCCACACGCAATCAAAAAAATTACTTACGCAGACACAGACACAATTTATGATCTCGGCAAAGTTCAATACACAAGCAAAGACATTCGTTCAATTCACTGGCTGATCTTGCCTAATCAAGTGCGAGGCGTTTCACCGATTGAAACAATGCGAAACACAATCGGAATGGGTCTAGCAATGGACAGATTCTTGGCACAGTTCTACGGCGAAGGCGCAACACCGTCATCGGTTCTCGAAACAGATGGTGCGCTAACACCTGATCAAGCACGACAGATTCGTGACTCGTGGGAAGAAGCACACTACAAACATCGCAAGCCTGCCGTTCTGCAAGGCGGTTTGAAATGGCGATCAATCACAACAAGCGCAGCCGATATGCAAATGTTAGAACACAAAGAGTCAATCATTCGTGATATCGCCCGTGTGTATCGAATACCGTTGCATTTAATTATCGGCACAGGTGGCGATAGTCAGACATATCAGAACCTTGAGGCAGTTGGTTCGGCGTTCTATCAGTACACGCTTCTTGGTTGGGTTCGCAGATTAGAAACAGCGTTCAGCGAAATGCTGCCGCTAACACAACAGGTTCGTTTTAATGCTTCGGAGTTCTTGCGAGCCGATCTGATGACCCGTGTTAAAGCACAACAGATTCAGATTCTTTCAGCCACGATGACACCGAACGAGGCACGAGAGATCGAGAACCGTGAACCTTACGATGGTGGCAACGAGTTTGTTGCACCTTCAGCAACACCGAACATTGGCACAGACGCTTTGCCACCAGAAAAGTAGAAACTATGCGCTCATACAAAGTAACTGTCACAGCAACAGCAGGGCAACTTATCGCAGCAGACAACATCAACCGTGTCGCCTATATCAACATTGTCGGCAACGAATCAATCGCAATAGGAAATAGCAGCGTCACTTTTGCTACAGGTTTACAACTTGCCAAGCACAGCGCACCAATCCACATAGATGTTCCTCTTGGCGAATCATTGTGGGCTATTTGCGATACAGGTAAAACAGATGATGTTCGTGTTCTGTTACCAGATTCGGATTAGTTATGCCGTATGAAGTAATTATGAACGCCACAGGTTGTGACGGACACGCCGTAGTCAAGGTCGGTTCAATGATTCCCGTAGATGGTGGTTGCCACGCAACACATCAAGAAGCGTTAGATCAGATGACTGCGCTAAATATCGCTACAGCAGATGAGCGAAGCGAACGAAATGAACAGATGGTTGCTGCGATTGATGAGGCGATCAATCTTTTATTGCAAGCAAAGATGACTTACGAAGCCGATGAAGAAGAAGATGAAGATGAGCCGATGGATTCAAGCGAGATGGAAGATGATGAGGAATACAGGGCGGTGAATCTGGTTGCGCCTGCTTTTATGCGAGCATCTGCTAAGCGTGGACTGGCATTACATGAACAAGGCGAATCAGGTGATGGGCTTGTGCCTGCAACTGTCGCTGATGCTCGCCGTATGGCGAACGGTGAAGCGTTAAGTGAGAACAAATGGCGCAAGATATCGCCGTGGATTGCTCGGCACATTGTTGATCTTGACGCAGTTCAAGGCGATGAAATAACTGCTGGGCTTGTCGCTATGTTGTTGTGGGGTGGCGGTTCGAGCAAGGCGAGCGCACGAAGGGCGCAAGCATACGCTGAGCGTGTTGTGGCAAAGTTAGACGAAACAAAGTAAAGTGAGGCAACTATGAGCGAAACATTTAATTGGGTTGCGAAACCGATTGACGAGAAACGAACTATTGCGTACAGCAATCTTGAAGTTCGTGCCGAAGGTGATGGCAACACGCTTATAGGTTACGCAGCGATCTTTGATTCACCGTCAGAGCCAATGCCATTCACAGAATATGTGAAGCGTGGTGCGTTCTCAAAAACTTTGAACGATGGCGCAGATGTTCGCCTACTGATTGATCACGAAGGTGTGCCGTTGGCTCGCTCAAAATCTGGCACACTTGCTCTTGAGGAAGATGAGCGTGGTTTGCGTGTAGAGGCAGAACTTGACCCGAGCAACCCTGACGCTGCACGAATCATCTCAGCGATGAAGCGAGGCGACTTAAACCAAATGAGTTTCGCTTTTAGAACGATTAAAGATAACTGGTCAGATGATCGTTCAGTTCGTGAACTTCGAGAGGTTCAGTTGTTTGATGTGAGCGTAGTTACCTTCCCAGCGTATGAGGAAACAGTTGCCGAGTTGCGTAACGCAAATGCACCTGTTACTATCGCACCGACTTCAAAGTTGCTTTTGCGTAAATCGCAGATCGCAGTTGAGAAGTTGCGAAGCCGTTAAACAGCCGACCAATTCGGTCACTGGTTTTATCACTCGGACAAAACAAAAAACCGATTGACCATTGGAGGTCACTATGTCATTTAGCGCAACACTTATCGAAAAGCGTGACGCTGCACTTGCAAAGGCTGAAGCAATCGTTTCGGCAGCAACAGCAGACGCACGAGAACTGACCATTGAAGAAGATGCAGAAATTACTGCTTCTCTTGCTGATGTTCGTTCACTTGATGAACAAATTGAAAAGCACTCTGAACTTGAAAAGCGTTCAGCAGAAGCAGCAGAACTTCGCAAAGAAAAGAAGTTTGATGTTGCAGTTGGTGGCTCAGTTGTAAAGTCTGAGGCTCGCACCTACTCGCCACAAGCAGAAACATCGTTCATTCGTGACGCTTACGCAGCACAATTCAACAACGATTACTCAGCACAACAGCGTCTTGCTCGTCATATGAACGAGGAAAAGATTGAACGCCGTGATGTGACAAGCGCAAACTTCGCAGGCTTGATCGTGCCACAGTTCTTGACTGAACTTGCAGCACCGTTCGCTCGTGCAGGTCGCCCGTTCCTTGATGTTGCTCGTAAGCATCAGTTGCCAGATTCAGGATTGGTAATCTCAATCTCGAAAGTCACAACTGGTTCAGCGACAGCAGTCCAATCTGAAGGCGCAGCCGTTCAAGAAACCAATATGGATGACACGAAACTTGATGTTTCGGTTGTTACCGTTGCAGGTCAGCAGAATGTCAGCCGTCAAAGCATTGAGCGTGGCACAAACATTGACAGCCTCGTAATGGCTGACCTTGTTTCGGCATACCACACAAACCTTGACAGTCTGTTCGTAACAACAAGTGCAACATCACTAACCAATGTGATTACACAGGTCGTTACTTACACTGACGCTTCGCCAACGGTTGCCGAGTTGTATCCGAAGTTGGCTGACTGTGTTCAGCGTATTCAGACCAACTTCTTTGCTGGTCCGAACTTTATTCTGATGCACCCACGACGCCTTGCTTTCATCTTGGCTGCTGTTGATGGTCAGAACCGACCACTTGCTGTACCTGTACCGAACTTCAACGGTCAGCCAGCATTTGCTTCGGGCAACGGCGCACCTGTGTATGGCAACTCGGGCTACACCATTCTTGGTTTGCCTGTCATCACAGATGCGAA